TGGAGGAATAAATGCCCGCAAAAGGTATCTTTTTTGAACGCGAGTTGAACGGCCAGATGCGCGACTTCTGTCGCATCGTCGTCTCTGGCGTAAAGGACGTTTGGGAAGGCCCAGCCCGCCCTGAAGATCTCGCCCGCTTTCCTGAAGCCTGGGCTGAGTTCAAGGCTGGCAAGAAGAAGCCCAAGAAGAAGGGCGGCGGTCTGAGCGACGTGCCTGGAATGTCTGAGCCCCGCCGTATTGAGCTTGAGCTTAAAGGCATCGAAACCATTGAAGAACTGGCGGCGGCTGGAGAAACCCTGCTGCGTCAGATGGGTGAGCCTTATGTGCAGCTTGGCAAGATCGCCCAGCTCCACATGGAAGCAAAGCCGAAACGCGCCGCCAAGAAAGCCGCGCCAAAGGTTGAGGAAGTAGCTGATGAGCCTGCTGACGATAGCACAGACGGTAGCTGACTTTACCGGATTTGAGCGCCCGACCACTGTTGTCGGCAACACAGATCCGATTGCACGTCAGCTCCTGGTCTTAATCAACCGCGAGGGCAAGCAGCTCATGCGGGCCACTAACTGGCCGATACTGATGAAGGAGCATACCTTCACAACGGTCAACGGCACGCAGGCATATGACTTGCCCAGCGATTTTGACCGCTTTGTCAGTGGCACAGCCTACAATCGCACCGACCTCGATCAGATGGTCGGCCCAATCACGCCGCAGCAGTTCCAATCGGATCGGCACGGCACAGTAGATGCCGGCATCGTTGATCGCTTCCGTCTCAAGGCAAGCAGCAACGCGCTGAAGTTCGACATTACTCCAACCCCTACTGCAGCCGACACAATCGGCTTTGAGTATCTGTCGAGCCATTGGAACCAAACCAGTGGCGGCACTTCGCAAGCTGCCTTTGCCGCTGATACCGATGTCGGCATCCTTGATGAAACGCTCATTGAGATGGGTGCAACCTGGCGTTTCAAGCAGGCGCACGGCCTCGCATATGATGAGGATTTCCGTCAGTACCAGCTAGAGCTGCGTCAGGCGATTAGCCGTTCTGGCGGCGCGCCAATCATCACGCTCGATGATGCGCGGCGCTACTTGGTCAGCCCTTACTCTTACAATCTGCCTGACAGCGGATATGGGGTCAGCAGCTAATGCTCCAGGCACTGCCAACAGCCTCTAGGTTTCGCGTCAAAGCGGCATCTGTGCCAGCGCCTGTAGGTGGCCTAAATAGCCGTGACAGCATCGACGCCATGCCGCCAACGGACGCCATCGTGATGTCCAACTTTTTCCCGACTGTGGAGAAGGTGACCCTGCGCGATGGCTACACAGAGTTTTGCAGCGGCATAGGCACTGGTGATGTTGAAACGCTTGTTGAGCATAACGCTGGCGCAAACCGTCAGCTATTGGCTATCGGCAGCAATGGCACGCTGTACCAGATTGATAGCGGCACGGCTGTCAGCAAAAAGACCGGCCTCGCAAACGGCAGGGCCGAAAGCATTGAGTTCAACAATCTATCCATCTTTGTGCCGTCAGGGGCAAACGTGCCTTTTAGCTGGAATGGGACAAGCGCCAGCGACCTGTCGATCACGCTGTCTGATAGCACGAACCCAAATACGCTAACCGGTGTTCATGCCTACAAAAACCGCGTTTACTACTTCACCGGCTCAGATCAGAACTTTTACTATTCGGCCACGGTAGACACTTTCCAGGGCAACTTTACCAAGTTCCCAGTCGGCCTGGTTGGCACCTTTGGTGGTAACCTCATCATGATCTCGACGCTGACTATCGACGGTGGTGAGGGCGTTGATGATCTGCTGGCACTCATTATGAGTTCTGGCGAGGTACTGATCTACAGCGGCTCAGATCCGTCAGCCTCAAATTTTGCTTTGATTGGCACCTACCGCATAGCCGAGCCGATCAATGAAAAGCGTGCCATTGCCAAGCTGGGCGGCGATGTCATCGTGATGACCAGAGAAGGCTATCTGCCGCTCAGCCAGGTTGTGCGTCAGGACATCATCGGCAACAAGGCGGCAGCGATTTCTGAAAAGATACGCGGCACGGTTATCTCGCAAGTGAGAGCGACCGGCACGACAAAAGGGTGGCAGATTTTTGTTAGCCCTGATGGCGACAAGGTTTATTTCAACTTCCCGACTGGTGAGCCAGATCCCTACAACCAGCACGTTTTCAATCCGATCATCCGCGCTTGGTGCATTTTTGAGAATCTGCCGGCGGTGGTTTGGGGCCAGTTCAACGGCGATACATATTTTGGCAGTTCCGGTGGCAAAGTTTTCAAGGTTGGCGGTGACGCTGACGATGGCGACAACATCACTGGCGACCTTGTGACCAGCTACAACTATTTCAACGACCGTGCTGGCATCAAGCGCTTCAGCAGTGTCCAGCCCATGCTTGAGGGCGAGACTGACGTTGTGTTCAGTTTCGGCGTCGGCGTAGACCAAGCGCCCGCTTCCGCGATTGATGTCTCACCTGTAACCTTTCAGTCGAACCTAGCCGCCTGGGACACGGCGACTTGGGACGATTTTTTCTGGGCTGACACGACTGGCGCAGGCGTCACCAAGCGGCGCAAGGCAGTCAACAGGCTTGGATATTCTATGGCGCTGCGCGTCAAGGTGGCGACCAGTACGCAAACAATCAGCTTCATCTCCGCACACTATACCTTTGCACCAGGAGGGCCGATCTAATGGCATTTTCCGGCGGCGTTTTCTCGCGTCTTTATGACTGGACGACAGACAGGGACAATGGGGTCAAAATCCTTGCCTCGCGCATGGATGAAGAATTTGACGGCATGGCTACTGGCCTGTCCACCTGTATCCTAAAAGACGGCACTCAGACTTGCACTGCGGCTGTACCTTTTGCTGAAGGTCTGACCATCCCTGATGACAAGACCCTGGTATTTGGCACCGACAGCGATGTCACCATCCAGTATGACGAGACGACCAATAATGCACTTGAGATCGCGGCCAACGTAGAAGGGGCGGCTCTCGGCGTTGTGCTGAAGGCTGACCAGGGCGATGACAACGCTGACCAGTGGAAGGTCAACGTCGCGGATGGTGGCACGCTTAGCATAAATAGCAAGATCAGCGGCAGCTTTGTCTCGCAGCTCACCTTGACCCCTAACGCTACCGCTGCGTCCAGCACAACTGCAATCGCCGGCAATATCACTGTGGGCGGCACGGTCGATGGCCGTGACCTAGCCACTGACGGCTCTAAGCTCGATGGCATTGAGGCGTCGGCTGATGTTACGGACACAGCCAATGTGACGGCTGCTGGTGCGTTGATGGACAGCGAGGTCACCAACCTAGCGCAAGTCAAATCCTTTAATTCCGCTGACCACGCGACAGCAGCTCAAGGTTCGACTGCTGACTCAGCTCTGCAAAATGTGTCTGAGGACACAACCCCGCAGCTTGGCGGCAACCTCGACCTGAACAGCAACAACATCACCGGCACTGGCGATATTGACAATACCGGCACCATCACGACAGACGGCCTCACCGTTGCTGGCAACGTCAGCGTGGACGGCGGCACGATTAAGCTGGACGGTAACTATCCGACTGGCACGAACAACGTGGCGTTGGGTGATACTGCTCTGGATGCCTCTACAGGCAATTACAACACTGCCATCGGCACAAATGCGCTAACGAATAACACTGGCGCAAGCAACACGGCTGTCGGCAACCAAGCACTAGAGACTAACACTTCTGGCACACGCAACGTGGCAGTCGGTTCTAGTGCGGGGTACAACACTTCATCAGGTGCAAACAACACGGCTATTGGAACGGTTGCTTTGTATTCTAACACCACTGCCAGCAACAACACGGCTGTGGGTGATAGCGCATTGTTCGCAAACACCACCGGCCCAAGAAATGTGGCAGTTGGGTATGAGGCCGCAACATCTAATACAACAGGAGATGCCGGAACTGCGCTTGGGTATGAAGCGTTACACACAAATACGACTGGCAGCTACAACACTGCTGTCGGTAAGGGTGCGTTGTTCGCAAACACAACCGCAAACAACAATACAGCCGTAGGTTTCAATCCACTCGCTGCAAACACCACCGGCAGTGAGAATATTGCCATTGGCAACTACACCCTCGACGCAAATATTGACGGTGCGAACAACACGGCTGTCGGATACAACGCTTTATCTAGCAATACTTCTGCTGATTGGAATGTCGGCATAGGTCGTCAGGCGTTGTTTTCCAACACCACCGGTTCTTTCAATACTGCGGTGGGAACAAACGCACTCGACGCAGTCACAACTCAATCGAATAACACCGCAGTTGGATACAACGTCTTGACTGCAAGCACAGCCAACAACAATACAGGGGTTGGTTCAAACGCACTTGATGCTAGTACATCGGGTGTTGAACTTGTTGCCGTTGGTGAGGGTGCGCTAACCGCAAATACGACTGGCGACCAAAATACTGCTATTGGCCGTAGGGCTATGGAAAATAACACTACGGGTGGTCAAAACACAGCAGTGGGCCGACGCGCATTAGACGCGAATACCACAGCAAACAACAACACGGCGATAGGCCATGTTGCTCTTGGCGCAAACACAACTGGCGCACAGAATACAGCCGTAGGAGCAAACGCACTCGACGCAACCACCACTGGCGCAAACAACACCGCTGTCGGATACAACGCCTTAACAAATCAAACTGGAAGTAATACTACTGCTGTGGGCTACAACGCCCTTGCCGCACTGACAAGTGGCGGTAGTAACACGGCTATAGGACACTCTGTCCTTGATGCGTGTACAACTGGCACAGAAAATACCGCTTTAGGGTTTAATGCTGGCACTACCCTGACAACAGGAGGTGCTAATACTCTTATTGGTGAAAGGGCTGGACAGAGTATCACCACAGCTTCTCAAGATACACTTTTAGGTTCTTTTGCAGGTGCTGGCCTAACAACAGGTGCTAACAATATTTTGATTGGCCGTCAGGCTGGTGCTGATGGAACGTCTGTGACAACAGGCAGTTCAAACGTATTCATTGGCGACAGGACAAATGGAAATGCTGCGGGAGTAACAAACAGTATTATCGTCGGCACTCCCGGTTCTATTGGTAAGGGCAACAGTGCTGGATATATCAACCCGCAAGGTGGTGGCGTATATCAAGGCAACAACTCCTCATCGTGGTCTACTACGTCTGACCGGCGCATCAAGAAGAACATCGAAGACAACAACACCGGCCTTGCAGAAATCATGCAAGTGCAAGTCAGGAATTTTGAGTACCGCACGGCAGATGAAATCACAGAACTGTCAGGCACTTGTGCCATCGACAAACAAGGCGCACAGCTTGGCGTCATCGCCCAAGAAATCCAGACAGTGCTGCCAGATATGGTGAAGACAGAAAGCACTGGATGTATGTCTGTAGACCCAGACAACATGACTTGGTATCTGGTCAATGCTGTCAAAGAACTGAAGCAACAACTTGATGAGGCTAACGCACGTATAGCCACACTTGAGTCCAGCTAGAGGAGATTACAATGGACGAAATCACTAGCGAACAAATCGCACAAAACTACTCAGCGATGGGTGACAGCGTTGCCCTTATCAACGCCATCATCGCTGGCGACACGATGGCTGATGACGATGCAGCCGACAGGCAAGACTGTGTAGATCGCAACGTCGAGCATCTGGAACTGATGGTCGCAAAGGACTACTGGACTGACGAGGACATGACAGCGGTCAATGCCGCTATCACCGCAGGCAATGGTTACACGGCCTCATAATGTCTAAGCCTACCGTCACATCTGTCAAAGCTGAACTCGACACCCATGAGGCGGTCTGTGCGGAGCGTTGGAAGGAAACCATCCTGCGTATCAAGCGCATTGAGACGATAATGATCGGCACAGCCGGCACCACCATTGTTCTGCTCGTAGGCGTTTTGCTGGGGCAGTGATCCACGCTTTTCTGCTGTTCGTCTTCATTATGGAAGATGGATCGGCAGGCAAGCGTCTTGTTTCAAACGATCTTTATTTCCGCAGTGTTGATGACTGCACCTACTTTGCCCGCGCTTTGTCAAAGCAAAGCGGACGCAGTGGGCTTGTGACGGCCTATTGCCTGCCTAAGCTCATAGATCCAGATAAAGTGAAGGTGTACTGATGCTCGATCCAGTCACCATAGGCACGGCTGTCCAGGTGGCGACAGGCGCATTTAAGGTTTTGCAGAAAGGCTTTGCCGCGGGCCGCGAACTAGAACAAATGACGCAGGATCTGTCACGGTGGATGTCGGCTGTGTCAGATGTCGATCACCTAGAAAAAAGCGCCAAGAACCCCAGCCTGTTCCTCAAGCTGACCAAGGGCAAAAGCATTGAGAGCCTGGCGCTAGAAGCCTTCACGGCAAAAAAACAGCTTCAGGATCAGCGGTATCAACTGAAGCAAATGATCCAACTGACCAGGGGCGTGGCAGCGTGGGACGAGCTGATCGCCCTAGAGGGCAAGATCAGGAAACAGCGTCAGGAAGCTATCTACGCAGCCCAGCAGCGCCGTCAGAAGATCATTGAGTATATTGCTTGGACGGTCGTGATAGGAGCCGGCTTGGCTACGCTGACAGGCTTTGTGCTGCTTCTCAAGGCGCACACAGCACAAGCAAACGACTGGGCAAACGATCTGACAACGTGCCGCCTGGTGAAGTGTATGAAGCTCGATAAGACGCAAGAGGTTTGCGTTTATCGCGGCGCACACAACACGCAAGAAACACTGTTCTTCAAGCGCGGCGAGTGGAAGCCGCGTGAGTATCTGTGTCAGTGGGAGGTGGATCAGCCGCCGCCACCCAACGTCTATGACGTACTCAAAGCCATAAAGGAAAGTCAGTAATGAACCGTCTGATCTTTGGCGCTGATGACTACCTGAAGCGCTGGGCGGCTCAACGTATTGGCATTGACGGATTCGGGCCTAGCACGGCCATCGGGGTGCAACGTGACGGCGAGATCATCGCGGCCTGTGTGTATCACGACTATCGAGATGGGCAGATCGAGGCGTCAATAGCTGCTTCCTCCCAGCGATGGGCAAATCGGTCTGTCCTGTTTGGCTTGTTTGCATATCCGTTCATCCAGGTGGGTGCCAAGCGCCTGCTGGTGACGTGCAGCGAGGCCAATGACAAGGCGATGAAGATGAACCGGCAGCTTGGCTTTGTAGAGGAAGGCCGGCTGCGGAAGATGTTCGGCAAGCACGACGCGGTGCTTTTCGGAATGTTGAAACAAGAATGTAAGTGGATCGGAGTAACAGATGGGCAAGAGCGCACCTACACCACCGCCAGCGCCTGATCCTAATGAGCTGATTTCAGCTCAGGCAGACGCCAACCGGATCACGCAGTTTACCCCTTACGGCAATTTGCTGTTCGGGTATGTCGGTGACCAGGGGCAGTTTGTGCAGGGGCAAGCGCCGGAAGACAGCGATTTCCAGTCTGCAGC